AAAATTATGTTGGTGATGCTCTTTCACCACAGAATGATAATTTATTAAAATCATCTAGAGTAAATAGTAATTTAATTTCATTAGAGGATATAATGAATAATGAATTGTCCGGTAGTAAATTAGGTAATTGGGCACCATATAACTATAGTGCTCTTACCACGCATGTCATATTTAATTACGTATTACATAAAAGTGGTGATGATATATTAAATAAAGTTTTTACTGACCACGTAAAAGTTAAAAATAATGTGTACTTTACTAAAACAAATAAAGGACAGGGTCAAAGTTCGCGATATAGTTTTTATGCAGATAGGTATGATTACTTACGAATAGCTAGAACAATAATGAATGATTGGCATAGTGATACTTGTATTGGTAATTATTTAAGAACAGTATATGATAGAAGAATTTCTAAAGAAAATTATAGGTCTGGTTTGACTTCAATTAATGATAGTACAAAAAATTATGGAGGTCAATTTCACTTTGATATTTATGGAATGGAAGATAGAACTATTATAGGTATGTCTGGATTTGCATGTCAAGATATTATGATTGATGTGACTAATAATAAAATAATGGTTATCAATTCCAAGAGTTGTAGTTATGATTGGAAAGAAATAGCTTATGAAAAATTTTAAGGAGGAAAATTAATGGGAATAATGGATAAATTACAGAAGAACTCACGTATAAAGGAGACTTCGCAACTAGACAAAAGTAAATTGTTTAGTAACACAGAAATGGTTACCACAAAGGTACCTATGATTAACGTTGCATTGTCAGGCGATCCTGACGGTGGACTTACTTCGGGACTAACAGTGCTAGCAGGACCATCGAAGCATTTTAAGACTTCGTTTGGATTGCTAATGGCCGCAGCCTACCTAGATAAATATGAGGATGCTGTTTTGTTATTCTATGATTCAGAGTTTGGCTCACCGCAACAATATTTTACATCATTTGGGATTGACACATCAAGAGTATTACATAGTCCCATTACGAATGTAGAAGAATTAAAATTTGATTTAGTTAATCAATTAGAAAATATTGACCGTAAAGATAAAGTCATTATTATGATTGATTCAATAGGAAATTTAGCGTCCAAGAAAGAGCTAGATGATGCAATGAATGAAAAGTCAGTTGCAGATATGTCGAGAGCCAAAGCCCTCAAAGGTTTGTTTAGAATGACAACACCTTACCTGACAATGAGGGATATCCCATTATTGGCGGTTAATCATACATATCAAGAAATAGGCTTATTCCCTAAAGCAGTCGTTTCCGGCGGAACAGGTATTTACTACTCCTCAGATAATATCTGGATCGTCGGACGTCAGCAAGAGAAAAAGGGAACAGAAATTCTTGGATATAATTTTGTGATTAATGTAGAAAAATCTAGATTTGTAAGAGAAAAGTCTAAGATTCCTATTAGTGTCACATGGGAAGGCGGTATTGAAACATACTCTGGCTTATTAGATGTAGCAATGGAAGGCGGATATGTTGTTAAGCCTACAATAGGTTGGTACTCTAAAGTTGATATAAAAACTGGCGAAATAGAAGATAAAAAAGTTCGTCAAGCTGAAACACTTAAAGAATCATTTTGGAAACCCATATTTGAGAATACAGATTTTAAGGAATTTCTTAAACGTAGATATGAAGTTGGCCATGCGGAGATGATTAAGAGTGCAAATTGAAACATTAATCCTACGTAACTTAATGCTCAATGAGGATTATACGAGAAGTGTAATCCCTCATTTAAAATTACGATATTTTGAAGAACCATATAGAGCAGTCTTTAATGAGATTATTGGCTTTGTAACTAAATATAATAAGTTACCATCTGCTGATGCATTAGGAATTGAATTAAGAAATAATCCAAAGATTGGTTCTGATTCATTAGCTCTTATACCTGAAATAAGTGTTCAAAAAGATGAACAAACTATTGAATGGTTAACTGAAAAGACTGAAAAATGGTGTCAAGATAGAGCAATCTATTTAGCAATTATGGATTCAATTAATATTATTGAAGGCAAACATGATACGTTAGATAAGAATTCATTACCTGATGTTTTATCTGATGCTTTAGGTGTTAATTTTGATATGAGAGTTGGCCACGATTATGTTGATGATTCTGATTCTCGTTTTGATTTTTATCATAGAGATGAAGAACACCTCCCATTTGATTTAGAAATGTTTAATAAGATTACTAAAGGTGGTCTTGTTAATAAATCTCTTAATGTAGCTCTTGCAGGTACAGGCGTAGGTAAATCTTTATTTATGTGTCATGTAGCAGCAGGTGCTTTAACTCAAATGAAGAATGTATTATATATCACTATGGAAATGGCTGAAGAAAGAATTGCTGAACGTATTGATGCTAACCTTATGAATGTACCTATTGACCAATTAGAGAATTTGTCAAAAGATATGTTCGATAAGAAATTACATAAGCTTACTGATAAAGGTGTAGGCAAATTAATTGTTAAAGAATATCCTACAGGCGCAGCAAGTTCTATTCATTTTAGAGCATTACTTAAGGAATTAAAACTTAAACGTGATTTTATTCCAGATATGATATGCATTGATTATTTAAATATATGTGCTTCATCAAGAATGAAAACAATGGGTGGTGCTATTAATTCATATACATATGTTAAAGCAATTGCAGAAGAATTGCGTGGCTTAGCAGTAGAATATAATTTACCTATTGTTACAGCCACACAAACTACACGTTCAGGCTTTGGTAGTTCGGATGTTGGATTAGAAGATACATCAGAATCATTTGGTCTACCAGCAACAGCAGACTTAATGTTTGCTATTATATCTACTGAAGAACTAGAAGATTTAAATCAATTAATGATTAAACAATTAAAAAATAGATACAACGATCCAACTGGTAAAAACAAAAAGTTTGTCATTGGAGTTGATAGAGCTAAAATGAGATTATATGATGTAGAAGATACTGCTCAAACACTCAATGTTGATGAACCCCCTAAAGAAAATAAATATGAGGATTTTAACGTATGAACTTACTTACAGCAGCAGGTTGGGGTACAAAATATACTAACCTAGCAAAACATATATCTACATGGTCAAAAGACCCAAGCACTCAAGTTGGAGCAATAGTCGTAGGTGGTGATGGTCAAATATTATCACAAGGATTTAATGGTTTCCCAAGAGGAATAAAAGATTCTGATGAGAGACTAAATAATCGCGAAAGAAAATATGAATTAGTTGTACACGCAGAAATGAATGCAATATATAATGCATCTCTTACTGGGGTATCTTTAAGAGATTCTACATTATATGTGTATGGATGCCCGGTTTGTAATGAATGCGCTAAAGGTATTATTCAAGTTGGTATAAAAAAGGTTGTTGCTGTAAGGCCTAAAGATATGCCAGTTGTATTAAAAAGATGGGATGAATCAATAAAAGTAGCTGGAGCTTTATTTAGAGAGGCTGAAGTAATGTATTTAACAGAGGTCGAAGATGAGTGAAATAGCTTTTAGAAAATGGTCTTTTGTAGATAAAAACGATTTAGATAATGAACATTGGTATGTACGATTGGAAGGTGGAGAATTTCATGGTGTCATTTATAGATATATGGAAATTAAATTAAATGAAACAACTGAATCCATAAATTTTGATTATGAAATTGTAGACTATCCAATGGATGACCCTCATGGTAATCCTAAATTTAATCAAGCTGCTGGTGATATATTAAAAAGTATCTTAGATGATGCAATGGAAAAACAGGACTATATATTAGGTCCAAAGAAAGAATGAACGTAAAAGAAACATTGACGATATTATCAGAAGAGTGCGCGGAAGTTATACAAGCAAATTCTAAATTAATTAGATTTGGTCCATACGATGAAGATAATGTAAATGAATTAGAAAAAGAGCTTGGTGATATTATGGCTGTAATACTCATACTTGATTATTATGGCTATGTTTCAACAGAAAATATAACAGACAATATTGTTCCTAAGCTTCAAAAGCTGAAAAAGTATAGTAAAATAAAGAATTTAAATAAAATCATTAAAAGTTTATAACTTATAAATAGTTCTATATTTGTAATCAACTTAGGATTTTTAATGCATTCTTTTAAAGAACACGTAGATGAGGCCTCATCTCTAAAATTTATTACTTTACTTCCCCCTAAAGTAAGACACGCCATAAAAAGATATGCCCACCAGGATAAGTACAAAGGTGCTTTGTATATGTATCGTTCATTTCTAAAAAATAAAGATATGCAGGCTAGAGGCTTGTCCAAAAAGAAAATGCAAGATATTGCAGCCGACCATTTTGGTTTAGACCATAGAGAATTTTATAAAATACTTGATCGTAAGACAAGATACGAAGAAGCTCCACCAGGAATGTCAGACACTGTAAAGAAATTTAAAGCAGATGGGATGGATGACGATAAAGCATTTGCTCTTGCTTGGTCAATATATAATAAAAGGAATGAAACTATATCAGAAGCATATACAGTTGCAATAGATAAAGATAGTGAGATTGATGATTTAAATTATCCAAAACAATCAGAAAAGGATGCTCTTAAATTATTATACGCTCATTTAAAAACTACCTATCCAGACTTTGACAATCCTTTAATATTTGACCCTAATCCAGATAGTGAGTCTAGTCGTCGGGCTGTTAAAGTTCTTTCAGATTTAGAAGCAAAAGGTTTTAGTATAGTAGATGTAAAAAAGAATAACTTAACCATAGATGGTAAAAAAATTGATTGGGGTAGTGACTTACCACCAATGAAATTTGGAACTGGATCTGCAGATAAGAAAATTGATTGGACTGAATTTGGCATTAGCAATAATACTAAATATATAGAATTTTGTCAATCAATTGGATTTTTTCTAGGAAAGAAATTAACCCCAGATACTTTTGTATCAGAATTAAAAGATTTAACAATTAAAGGTGATTTTAAAATACGCGAATTTATTAAAGACGGACCGGACGGTTGGGAATATTTTATAGATTTTTGTAATGTAGACCCAGTACTTCAAAAAGAAGTTATGTTATTAGTCAATGGTTCATTCTTTTATAAAGAACAAATTAAGATTAAGAGTCCATATGTACTTTGGACCGGTATTGACACATATTATAGTAATTTAAAAAAGAAAGAAAATATTAAAGGTGATATTAAACCTAATACAGCAGATTGTTGTCTTATTGAAAATAACACACCTGAAGCATTATATAAAGCATTAGCTAGTAAAGCTCCTATAACAACTAATGAGTTAACTGGCAAATTAACATGTGGTAAGATTAGTTGGTATCAAATATCTTTAAAGAAAGTTAGAGATGGAGCTCAACTTGGCAAACTTACAACAATACTTAAAGGTACATTTGACCAAAAAGATACACCGTTAACAGTATTAGCTAAGATTGATGATATATATTATGCACATAATCCAGAAGCTTTGGGTGAAGATTATGACAAACAATTTGACAACTTATTAATAGAAGGATTTTTTGGAGATGCTGTTGCTAAAGTTAAACAACTAGGTGGTGATGCATTTGATAAATTAAAATCTGCAGTAGTAAATATTATGAAATTCACTGGAGGTCTTTTCAAAATAATGACTAAGGTATTAAAACAAGAAGAGAAAAAACATGATAAAATAATTGATAAAATAACCAAAAAATTTCTTAAAGAAGAAGCTTTAATGGAAAGTAATAAATTATTAAGAGAAAGGAAAAAACCTACCACAGCTGAAAAATTAGATGCTATTGTTAGAGAGAAAGATTTAAATGATGCATATAAAGATGTTATTATGAAATCATTTAATGATGTAAAAACAACTTTTAAAAAAGGTACTCCTATAGCCTTTAAAAAAGAAACTCAAAATATTACAAAAATTGAAGCTGGCACGATAAATTTTTTAGCAGGTAATGTAATAACATTTGGTATGCTTAATAATATTACTGATAAAGTTGAAAAGAAAGGTATTGTTTTCATTAATGATTTAAATAAAAGTATGCTTATGGGTGATACAAAAATACCAGTTGTTAAATTATATGGCCATGAATCAAAAGCAGATTCTGAAATTCTTACTGTTAGTAAAATAAATCAATCAGACCCAAGAATAGAAGATAAAACTACTGATTTAGTAAAAATTAATATTGCACCAAAAAGCAAATCAGAGACATATTGGGTATGTAATATGTGGATGTTTGCTAATATGAAAGATGGTGTTCCAAGATACCATAAAGTATCATTTAAGAAGAGTGGAAAAGGATTTAATTATAATATTGAAGGTACAGCAACATATACTGCTGATAAAATTACACCATTCCCAATGGAGAAAGAATGAATTTTAAAAAACATATAGCAGAAGCAAAAAACACGCATATGACCCATATCGAGGATATGGTTATTGACGGTGGAGTAGATGGAGCAAGGTCAGCTATTTTTGCTTTAAGAGATTTAAGAGATATGTTAGCCGGACATACGAATGATAGTAAACAAGTTACAGTCAAATGGGATGGAGCACCTGCCGTATTCGCAGGCATTGACCCAGAAGATGGTAAGTTCTTTGTAGCCAAAAAAGGTATATTTAATAAGAACCCAAAGGTATATAAGAGCGTTAAAGATGTTAAAGCCGATACAAAGGGCGATTTAGCAAAGAAACTTACAGTAGCATTTCAAGAATTAAAGAAACTTGGCATAAGGAAAGGGGTCTACCAAGGTGACATTATGTTCACAAAACCAGACTTAAAAACACAAACAATTGATGGGAAAAAGTATGTAACTTTTCACCCAAATACTATAGTATATGCAGTACCTGAAGAAGCAGCAACAGAAATAAAGCGAGCAAAAATTGGTGTAGTGTGGCATACTTATTACTCAGGCACAACCTTTGAAAATATGACTGCAAGCTTCGGAGTATCCGTTGGTGCATTCAAAACAGTTAGGACAGTTTGGCAAAAATCTGCTAACTTTCCTGATATATCTGGTTTAGCCACATTAACCAAAAAGGAAACAGATGAAATCACTACTCACATCTCAAACGCGGGAAAACTCTTTCAAAAAATCTCGGCTACGACGCTTAATGACGTGGCTTCAAATTCAGATATTAATTTATTTATCAATACCTTTCGCAATACGAAGGTTAGAGCACAAGAAGAAGTTATTGACTCACAAGCCTACGTTAGTGAGCTTATCGAGTGGATATCTGCCCGTTACGATAGTCAAAAAGAAAAGCTTAAAAGCGATGCTGGGAAGGATAAGAAGGAAGAAGCCAAGCTATTAGCATTAGAATTCTTTTCAGATGACAATAAAGATGGGCTTGTAAATATGTTTGATATGCAAAATGAGCTAGTAATGGCCAAGAAAAAGCTATTAACACACTTGGATAGCATGGATAGTATAAATACATTTATAAAGACAAAAGACGGGTTTAAAGTAACAGGCGCCGAAGGATATGTTGCTATTGACCATTTAACTAACGGTGCTGTTAAAATTGTAGATAGGATGGAATTTTCCTATAATAACTTTAGCAAAGACATAATCAAGGGATGGGAGTCCGAATCACGATGAAATTAATAGACAAACTGGTAAAAGAATTTACCTCAATAAACGAAAAGGTTAGTGGTAGAGATATAGTCTGGGATAGCGATCAAAGAGATGTAATAGATTATATGCTAAAAGATCGTAGATTTGGATTACACGCAGCTAAATTTGGTTATGAAGATGGTGAATTTATCTATTTTGATGACGATGCATTAGTATTTAACGCTACAACAGTTGCACGTACTAAAGCAAAAACTACTGTTGATGATTTAATCAAAGCAGTTTTAAAAAGAAAAAAATTGCCGAAATATCCAGAGTGGACTCCGGCATTTGCAAAAGACATAAAAAGGAAATACGGATGAAAACAATAAAGGAATTAAGAGAAGCTGCTGGAAGAGAAATAACCGTTGCTTGGGATATGGATGATCCATTTGCATACGCTGGAGATTGGTCAGATGAGTATAACATTCATTTATCCGATTGGGATGAAAAGAAAGATGTGATTACAGTTTCTGGCACTGAAAAGGATTTAATGAATTGGTTAACTTCTGAGGCAGGTATGGATAAAAAACAAGCACAATCAGAAATTAAATCAGGGAAAAGGACAAAGGTATGAAGACTTTAAAACAAATAGCCGAAAGGTTTAACGCAAAAAAATTACATCAGGAAATTAGTAAGATTAAATTACCTGGGTTCGAAAATAAATATGCTCATGAGGCAATGCAAGAACTATTAGATGCAATTAAAAAGGCTAAAAAGTTTGCAGACTATGAAGAGGAATATGAAAGAATTGGTAATTCTATTAATAGACCACAAGCAATTGAAATATTAAAATTAGTAGATAAATTCGGGAGATAACATGGCATTAGATAATATTCACTCACAGCTACAAGAGATGCGTGACCGCATGGAGCTCAAAGAAAAATGGAATGAAAAGATGTCTATTAAAGGCCTTGGAGAATTCCGTAAAGCATATGAAACATTAAAGAAATCTGGAGTTGATAAAAGATTTGTAGCTTCAATGGAAAAATTCTATGATGATTTAGTAATTGGCGGTATGTATTCTTCCCGCGCAGCTGAAGATGCTGGTATTGTAAAGATAGACGGAAAAACTAAATACAAAAACGCAAACTGGTAATGGCATTATATACTTTTAAAGAGCATTTAATTAATGAGGCTAAAACTAAAACAGTCACAGTAAACTGGGGTCGTTTTAATCCTCCAACTATAGGCCATGAAAAGCTCTTGGATATTAGTATGAAAAAAGGTACTGGTGACCATAGAGTATATGCATCCCAAACTGCAGGCAATAAAAAGAATCCCCTAGATTGGAAAACTAAAATTAAGTATATGCGTAAGATGTTTCCTAAACACGCAAGACACATAATTATGGATAAAAAAGTTAAGACAATTTGGGATGTAGCAGTTACTGCTTATAAAGATGGATATACAGAATTTGAATTAGTTGTTGGTGATGATAGACACCAAGAATTTGTTAAACTTTTAGATGATTTTAATGGTGTTAAAGCTAGGCATGGATTTTATGAATTTGATGTAATAGATGTTATGAGTGCTGGTGTTAGAGACCCAGACGCTGAAGGCGCAGAAGGTATGTCAGCCTCCAAGATGAGAGCAGCTGCTGAAGACAATGATTTAATTACATTTACTAGTGGTGTGCCAAAGAAATTTAAAGATGCCGAGGGACTAATGAAAGCAGTTCAAGCCGGCATGGGTATAAAGGAGTCAAAATCTTTTAGACAAAATGTGAAATTGAAACGAGCCTCACTTTTAAGAGAAAAATTTGTGGCTGGTAAGTTATTTAATGTGAATGATGACGTAGTAACACTTGATGGTGTTGAAGGTACAATTAATAAACTAGGGAGTAATCACGTTGAAGTGAAACTGAAAGAATCAGAAAGATTTAAAAATTTCTGGTTATCAGATGTATGTTTAAATAATTAGGAGATAATAATGGCAGCAACAAAAAAGATGTTCCCAGTAGGAACTAGTGCATCATTAGGTGGTTATATTTCGCCAGGTGGTGAATTATTAATGGCAGTGAACTTAACCCAAGAAGAAGTTGATGAATGGAATGGTGTAAAACCAAAACCTAAAAAGAAAGCAGCTCCAAAAGTGAATGAAAATTCAACTAAATTAGAGATGGAAGCCGCAGGACGTAAAGCTGGTATAGAGCTTGATAGACGTAAGTCTAAAAAGTCTTTATGGACACAATTAAAGAAAGTAATGAAATAAAACTTAATAAATATATATTATGGAATTGACTAAGAATAACTTCGAGTTATATGCTGCAAAGCATTATCAGAAAGATAAATGGTCTACTGATGAAGATTTTAAGGAAGATATATCAAGATTTAAATATATCAACCGGCTAATTAATAGGTATTATCGTGATGATGATTTGAAAGAGCGGTTAATATTAAACCACATTATTATATTAGGTAATGTGTTAGGACCAGAGATTTGTGCAAAAATCTTAATGTCTAAAACACATATAACTTTAAAAAGTATTGTTAAAACCTTCTTGGTATATTTAAATTATTTGCCAGAAGATAGTTATGTTGAAATTCCATTAGATTCAACAATTATAGATGTATTAAGGAAATTATAAATGAGTCAATATTTAAATGAAGGAGCTGTAGAGTTATTCTTAA